ACTGGATTGTAAATTAGGTGACTCTGTTTTCTTGGGGTCAAACTCAGCATCTGTGCGTCTTATATTTTTTGGGTCAAATATAACGGTTTCATCGCCAACCTTGATTCCATCGTAACCAGCTTTCTTGGCTTGCTTTGACAGTTCATCTGCTCCTTTGCCGCCAACTCTTATGTAATCAGAAAGACTAAATAGCGTGTTGCCTAGGTCTGGGAACACTTCTCTCAATTCATTAAAGGTTTGAGCTTCGTATATTATTTTATTTTTTAAGGCTTTTACTGCTTTTTCTTTTGTTTCGTGAAACTCAACTCCATCACCTCTGTTTATAATTGGCGAATCCAAGGTTTCATCCATGCTTTTTGTTACACCTTGGGAATCTTCATAAACATAAGGCTTTCTTGTTGGGTGTTTTACACTGGCGGTAAATCCTGTAGTGCCATTAGAGTTTTTACCTACCATTACTTTGACGTTTTTATCTACATAGTCGTCAATTTTGTTGATTGTTTTCAGACCTTTCTTTGTTGGTTCGTCCAGCATATCTAGCTTTTCTAATTCTTTTGTCCAAAATTTGAAATATTTTGTGTCTTGCAATTCCCTATTTGAGTTAGCTTTTGTTGGCGACAGGTCTAATAATTTTCCTCTGGTGTAATATTCGCCAACATTAGGACCATACCATGATGCTTCTCCAGACTCACTGGTGAAATAGTGTCCTCTGCCAAAGAAACCTTCGTCACGATCACCTATAAACTTATCATCAAACGCATCAATATCTTTCGAGTGTGTCCCGTGGTAAACGGGTTCGTCTGTACGAAAACCCATTTCCTTTGCTCTTTTCAATCTGCTTGTATTATCTAAGGATTCGATGCCCTTAATCTTGTTTGGTTTTATCCCCGTTAAATCAACTAAAGCCTCTGACTCATCAGAAATAGTGCTTACATAATCACCTATGAAGTCAGAAATAGCATCGCTATTTGCCACCTCTTCAAGTGCTTCATCATAATCTAAACCTTGTTCTATAGCATCGTCAATTAAATTGCTATAACGATCTTCTGCTACATATCTTTTATATCCTTGTAAAGATTCTTCATCCAAATTTTTCCATAGAGCTGGTAAATATCCTTCTATTTTTTCTATAGGTACTTTGTATTCAAGGACGGTTGCGGGTCTTTCTAGGTTGTATGTCTCATATTTTCCACTTAAAGCTCTGTCTAAAGAAGAAGATAAACCACTTTTTTCTGCTTGAGTTAAGGTCTCACCTTCTTTTAATCTTTGCATTGGCAATGAACTGCGCTCTTTAGCCATTTGCTTTGCGTGTTCAAGGTCTGTGGTAAGGCTTTTAATTCCTTCTTCTATCTGCAATGTTTCACCTTCTGGTATGTTTAAATATCTGTATAGAGTTACATTGCCATCTTTGTCCAATAAATCACTTTTTTGTAGATAATCTTTAGAAACATTTTTTAAGTCATAATCATCTACAGTCCTTAAAAGGTTTTTTTGCGTCCAAGGCTCTTTACTGCTGTCTACCCAATCTGTGATGGAGGATATGCTTTCAGCATCAATTTTTGTAGGTTTAAGTGCAGTAATGCCAGCTTTGTCGGCTTTACTGGCAGCTCTCATTGCCGTACCCATAGCTCCTAACCCTTTTGTTAAAAATCCAACTGGCGCTCCAAGTTGGGTTGCGTACAAAGCATCGCCAGCGACTCCCAGTCCTTGCATACTGGCATCGAAGATGTTTCGGTTGGCTATGTTCTCCGACATGGACGGATAAGGTGCATTGGAAAAAGCTTCTGTAACTGGTTGATCGTAAGAAGGTAAGGCTGGGTATTCACCAGCTGCGTCTGCTACTCCAGCGCCGGGAGCCAACATACCAAGAAAATTGGTCATCTGACCAGCGCTTGGGTGGTACTCCATTGAAAGCTCTTGTGTACGTTTTGCTCGATCTACGTTCTCTTGTACTGCCCTCTCTATTGCATCTTTTAGAGACATTAATGCAGTCTATCAAAAATTATTTAAAAGGAGAACCTGTAAACCAGACTATAACAACGTAGCGCTGTCCTTTAGTGACTGGGTTAACTTTGTGTGGAACGAAGGAACTGAAGGCTACAACGTCTCCAGAAGTCCCTTTTAGACACTGCTCCTCTACTCCAGACCTAAAGCAAAGCTCTCCACCTTCATAATCCTCGTTCAATATCAACGACACGCTTATCTTACGTTTCAATGCTTCTTCGTCATTGCCTAGGTCTATGTGGTAATCGTAACCATTAGAAGGTGCTTTATACCTAATTACCTGAGCTTTCTCTATACCATCTATGTTGTAATTAAAATGAGCATTAACGGTATTGGCAATACGCTTGAGTACCTCATAAAGTTTCTTATGCTTAAAGTCGATGAAGTATACGTCCGCATCCCTGTAACTATTATTCTGCACAGCCCTCGTGGATTTCACGATTTTTCCCTTTTTGGGACGTTTGCCCTTAATGAAGTCCATGAAGAGCTTTACGTCAGCTGGCGTGACTTTAGCTCCAGTTATGCCGTGGTTAGGATTCACTTGTTTGTTCATAAATACTCCAATTTTTCTTTAAAACATCCAACCAGTCCTCGAAAGGAATCACGGCGATTTTTTGGTTGTCCACCTCCCAGTCGGTATTGATCGCATGAAGGGGTATACACACTCTGGTTGGTATGCGGTTGAACTTGAAACCCAGCACAGGAATTTCGTTGTCTTTTGCTGAGTCACAAACTTGTCGCCACCACTCTGATTTAAGCCAATTACCTTCTTTGTAATGTTTACACTCAACGGCGTGAAACGGGATTGGAATATCACACTCGCCCGATTGTTGATATTGGTCTAAATTACGCTTGCAAGTTACATCCAAATTATTTTGTGAAAAAAATTCGTTCAGATTTTTAACGACCTCTCTTTCAAACGAAGCTCCTTTGTTGCGTGAGTTGACCATGTGCTGAGTATAACACCAACTCCAAAAGAGTCCCAATATTTATACTTATTTACACAAGGGGTACGATGAGATTTTTTGGTGATTTAGTGCGTGTAACTTAGCTATAACTATAACTATATATCTATCTGTCATTTAGGGGGTGTGAGGGGTCAACAATAATCGTTTTCCAGCAAAAAGCCCGACCCCAAGGGACTCCTACTTTAGTGTTGTGACAGCTGTGCTCACAGTATTGCACATAGTTATAAATAGATGTACAAGTTAATAAAGCTCTAAGCTATTGATTTCATTGGAGTTTTTGAGATTTTGAGAGTTTTTCTGGATTTTTAGACGTTTTGACGGAGAGCGCCCCATTGCTTAGTTATTTCACTTACATGTCCTTATCAGAATAAGTCTCCACATCTGCGCCTAATAGCTTGGACAATCTCTCCTTGATGTCGTCCTTATTCATCGTGTCTAAGTTCGCATTTATGTTAACGCTTTGTGATCTACTGATGTTTAAACCAGCTAATTGATTGAGCTCTTTGATGGCTGACACAGCTGCGTTAAGTTGTCCGCTTTCGTATGCAGTCTCGGTGATCTTCCACAACATCGTGCCAGTCTTGGCTGGAGTTATCGCATACTTCTCAGCTAACTCATCTTGCTTGACTCGTATAGCTTTGGTAACGCTAGGAAAGTCTTTACCGTTTAGCATCTTGTTAGCTGCTACTGCTGGGTACTCGTAACCAGCTCGTCTAGCTGCTTCTGTCTGACTACATGATCCTTCTGTGTAATACCACACAAAAGCTGTCTGCATCTCTGTCAAACCAAACTCTTCGTCCTTCTCAAATTGAGCGGGAGCATCGACTAGCTTAGGTCTTTCTTTCTTTGGTCTTGCCATAGTTCATTTCCTTTTATTCATTCTACCAAGAATAACACTAGAAGAAATCATCCATCTTTCTTTTCATCTTTTCAAACATACTGTTCTTCTCATAAGAAGAGTATTTTTTGTTGAATATCATTCGTGCTTTTTGAGCGTGGTAAGGTTCTTGTAAGAACTCTCTTCTCTCCGTGCTATTCAATCCCCACCATCGATAGAAATTATCGTCATAGCTACGGCTCTCATCATACTTAAATTCAGTCATTAATAGCTCCCATTAAAACCAGCAGTGTACAGTGTGCAGTGTATGGCGGTTTATCTATACCCAATACTAAACCCCTATAAACGCCCATTTATACCGTTATACTACTATATATATTTATTATTATTATAAGTATATACCTAACACTACCTATAAGAGAAAACCCTTTGTTTACTTGGTTTTCTTTACAGTGTACCTTAACCCCTACCTCACCCTGTTTCATGCACTTCACCCTTATTTACTACCGTTTCTTTTAAAAAAGAGTCGGACGTAGTATTTTCGTAACAGTGCAATGAAAGTGAATACACCTGTTTGCACCATCGCCGTTGTCGTCACTGATAGGTCAGCAGCGGTCGTGAAGGTCAGCACAGTGAACGCCACAGGAAAGGACAGTGCGAACCCAATGCCTACGTCAAACAACGCCTCCTTCGCCACCGTCTTATCAATCATCGTCACTCCGTGGATAGTAAACCATCACCATTGAGTTGCACTTGGGACAATTTAAGGTAGTTTCAATAGACCAATCCCCATCTTCGCTGTCGTGGTCTGCGCCCCAAATTAGCTTAGTCTTACAGTGCCAGCAGTTCATCAATCAAACCCTCCGTAGTTACTGGATGGAATGTCGTCTTGTGGCGTGTCGTAATCTATATCGTAGACTTTCTTTCCATTGGAGCGTCTGGGTTCCACCCCCCGCTCAAAGAGCACCCTCGCTGCGTCTTTAAAATCGGGCATCCTTGGATTTCCAATCCCCAAGTCCCGCAGTAGCTTAGTCATCTGTACAGGCTTTGCGTATTCACTGCCAAAGTTAACGTGTTGCAGCAACAAGTCTTCGACACTGGACTGGGTACGGTAGCCCTCGTTACTATCTTGCAATAGCTCGCGCTCATCGGGGCTTAAAAACCAGTTCTTCTGCCCTTGTACATACAAAGTCTCTTTTACCTCAGCCCACAGTTGCTGCATGTCGATACCGTGATTCACGTTGATGTCAGTGACTGAGATACACCAGAATCTTCGGTTTCCAGAGCTGTCGGTAAGAAATTCTCTTGCGTTAACACTAGCGTAGAACGCTGTGCGCCGTTGATACGTTGTGAAGGCTCTATCATAGGGTAACCTCAGTTCGTCCGTCTTCGCCGTTACAAATGCCTTTAATTGGTCTATATCACTCTTCTTAAAGGTGGATTCGATCTCTCCGAGTTCGACTATCCAGTGGCTGACCGCCCTTTTCACGCTGTCCTTATCACTTGGGTTCAGCGTTGCACCTTCTAATAGCCATCCTGTGTTGTAATCACACAATCTCTTGAACCAAAGCGTTTTACCTAGACCTTGAGCACCTTGGAACACCAATATGCCTTCTAATTCGACACCCTTGGGCTCATAAGCAGCTGCCACACATGAAATTAACCATTTCTTGAGCAACATGTCTTTCAGAGCTGTGGGTGTGCTAGAAGTAATCGTATCTAGGAATTCTTGTAGCCGTGAAGTGCCATCCCAAGGCTGACCGTCTATCCACTCAATGACAGGATTGTATTCATTAGCCAAAACCTTCAAATAATCTCTAACTCGAGTGTGCGGGACACCCATCTTGATACAGCGGTCTTCTATTTCGACCAAACTCGCTTCTTCCTTCATGTCAGCGATAAACTTAGTGTTGGGTATGTCTATTTCCATTCTCTTCTTAATGACGTTGTAATTGCAATCAATACTGTGTGTCTTCATAACTCCCAATACATTGTCTTTGATGTTCAACATGCGTCCTTTCTCGGATTTTGTAAAATCGACTTCTGTGGGGACATCGATATTCTGTAGTGCGGGCAATACTTCACCACTGACCACCCTATGGTCGTTGTAATCGCCTTTTGTTTCTGGCATGTGTACCTCAGCCATACCTTTGTTCTTAGTGATCCATTTACAGGCTTTAACAGCTTCCTTTTCACCCGTTTGACTGTCATCGTTGTCCGCTATAAAGATATGCTTACGGTCTTTCAGTGTTTCAAAGACGGTTTCTGCTACCGCAGATAGGTTGTAAGCATCGAAAGCGACAAAGA